TTCATTGTCAGCGTTTCGGGTAAAGGTGCTATTCAATGAGACACGGGACATTTGCCCAATCATCGTGGAGAAATTGGCAATACCACCCCACTGTACACCCACACGAGCAGTTTGTCCATTCAATGTTGTCAAGGGCACCACAGTATTGTTTGGGCCTTGATTACCTACGGCAAACTGTTCGTTACTTCGCACTTCTTCACTGTATCCATAGTTTCCACTGAATACATACCCAATGTTCTTTCCCAATACTTTATTGCCACCTGCTGACATCCCCAACGAACTGTTCCCACGACCGTTACGATAATAGGGTGACCACACATTCCGCTGGGAACGAATGATATTATTCATCTGTTCTTGTGTGACCGATCCCAAGAAGTTTGCCGTTGCTAAATCATTCGGCATGTTACGAGAAGCACCAGTGACAGCAATCAACTCACCACCCGCACGAGGAGCAAAGGGTAAGGTATTGGACAAGACCCGACTGTTTGCTCCCACACTCACCGTATAATTCATTTGCTTTCGTGCAGGAAACTCACGGGTCTTGATGTTCACCGTAGCTCCAGCAAAATCACCGGGTTGGTCTGGAGTGAATGTCTTACTGGTACTGACTTCTTGTAACAAACTGGATGGGAACAAATCTAATGGTACGACTTTCCGTTCGGGTTCTGGACTTGGGAGACGCACCCCGTTCAAGTTTGCTGTAGTATAACGTTCACTCAATCCTCGTACTTGAAGATACTTGCCATCTTGTACCGTTACCCCACTGATACGTTGTGCTGCCTGTGCTGCATCTCCATCGGGTGAACGAGAGATTTGTTCTGCGGTCACTGCGTTCGTTACATTCGTGGCATTCTTCTGTGCATTCAAGGCGGAATTGATACTACCGTTTTCTTTTACTGCCGTGACGCTTACCGTAGACAATTGTACGTTGGCTACCTTCATTACGATGTCTTGTTCCACCACACCGTTTGCGGGAACCACGATACCCGTAATCGTCTTTGGCGTATACCCAATACGACGGACTTGAATGGTAGTAGTACCCGCAACCGTTTGTAACCGATACCGTCCATCCACACCAGACATCACACCCGTCGTGGTGCCGACAACTTGAATACCTACACTTGTCAATCCTTGACCAGTTGCTTCATCAAGTACTCTACCAACAATTTGTCCCGTTTGGGCAAATACCGACGAAAACGGGACAAACAACGCCAACAAAATTTTTCTCATACAAATGTTCTCAATAAGGGTCAGTCTATAAATATCGTGAAATATTTCACGATGTACCTTCGTTTTTTCGTTGTTCATATTTTTTTCTAGCTATACTTATTTTTCTTTTAGTTTCTTCACTAAAAGGTTTTCTACGTTTTCCCTTTTTAGCAGTACTTAGTTTTTGTTTATGTTCTTCGGTAAAAATTTTACCTTTGTTAGATAAACTAATTTTAAGACGATGCTCCTCAGTGAAGCTACCTCGTTTTTTACCCAATTTAGATTCACGTAGTTTTTTACAATGTTCAATACTTCTGGGTGGTTTCGGTTTTCCCGTAAGAAGTTCACTTAAATGTTTTCTTTCCGTAGTAGTTAATTTACGACCTTCTCTTATTATTCCCGATGGTCCTTCTCCACCATTGGTTAAATTAACAAGTGGTCCTGTACCAAGATCTCTACGCCCATATTGTTTTATTAGTACCATTTCAAGTTGGAATGCTTCTTCTTCTGTTAAATTTTCTATAAGTATTTCTACCCGCACACCATGTTTATTTACTACATTTTGCCAGAATTTGTTTCTTCGTTTACTGGAAAGTTGCCCACATCTTCTTCCGTGTCCTTTTCCTACATAAAATAATTCATTTGTATCTGCGGTATAATGACCATATATATAATATTTTTTCACAACACTTCTCACAAAAATCCCCCGCGTTCAATACCCTAGCCGGCAAGCTTATGGGATTTACTAACGGGGGATGTTTTTATATATGCTTGCCGGCACATATATAAATATGATTGAGTTGTTTAAAAATATACTAAAGTTTGGCCGACTTTAAAAGTTTTTGATCAATTCCATACTGTTTACACAAATCTTTTAATTCTTCTTTGTGTCCATTATAATAAATTTTTAAATAATTTATTGCTTCTATTTTAGAAACATGAAAATGCTTAGATACTAGATTAACAAGCCATTCTTCATACAAATTCTCGTGAGAGCCTTTAATGTATTTGTTATACTGCTTCCCTTTCGGGAGCATATTCGTCAGAAACAAATAATGCGCCCGATCAGGAATAGTAGAATATTTTTGTACTGCATTTACTACTTGAGAATAATTGACATTCATAGAAAGAAAACGATGCAACATGTAGCGTGAGTTTTTATATTTTTTCTTTTCTGCATCATTCAGGTTATCAAAGAATTCCGTGGATTGATCCGTAGTAATTCCGTTCAGAAAATCAAAGAGTTCTTTTCCTTTATTTGTTTCTTCTACCTGTACTTTCTTTTTAGGCATTATCGTAGCATCTTTACTTGGTCAACTAAATTATATTCCTTTGCTTCTTGTGCACTGAGCCATACATCTTGCGGAGGAAGTAACTTTTCACGAATAATCTTTTCACTGAGCTTTGTACACTTCTTGTAATGATTAATCATACGAGTTGTGGTGAGATCAAATTGTCTCTGTGTAGCGATCAGTTCATGTTCCTTACCCCACGTTCCTGCTGACCATTGATGGGATAGGATACTGGTGTTTGGGGTAATGATGCGACTTCCCGGCTCACCCGCAATAAACGTCATCAATCCAGCAGAAGCAATGATACCCAACCCAATCGTATGAACAGGAATCTTACTTCCTCGCATCACATCAATCAAGGCAAATGCAGAGAAGAGATCTCCACCCGGACTGGTGATCATTAGTGTCAGATTCTCAAACCGATTACTGGTTTGAAAGTTACTATCCAAAATCCACGTGATGACATCTTTTGTTGCATTTGCAGAAAACTCGTTACAGAAATAATAGATACCATGATCCCCTAATGTAGCAGGACGCATGTCTTGTAAAACGTATCCTTGCATGTCTTGATTGTTTGCAGTCATGGATAACATCTTATGACTCAAGCTTCAAACGAGTCTGAGCGGCTTGTTGTTCTGATGGTTCTGCAATTTTTACTGGAAGGAACTGCTTATTAATAAATCCACATGCGTTGCACGAGAATGTGGGGATGGGTACAATTGCTTCCTTACCCGTTGGAGAAACAAGTGCGGACACTCGCTTCATCAGAACGACTTCTTGAAAGGTATAGTTTCCACAATTCTCGCACGTAACATCCTGAGCGTTGGAAAGGTCTAAATTAATTGGTGGTTGTTGTTTTGGCATAACTGTTCTCCTTCTTTAGTTTATATGTTTTACTTGAATTGTACCATCTTTTTGTTCTACCAATCTAATAAATTTGCACTTAAGTAATTCTATTATTTCGGTTTGTCTTACATCGTCTTTAATTTTTCTAGTTTCTTGTAAGTGATGTAATTCGTCATATTCTACTACAACATTATTTTTTTGATCATACCCATCAACATAATATCCTAATTGTTTTATATAAAATTCACCGCCATTATTCCCGTGCTGGAACTTATAACCTAACTCGTATCCTAATTTATCTATTGCTGAACATGCAGATAAATTTACTCTCGGAGTTAATCCTGTTTTTAAAAAACGCTGAGTTCTTTTAATTCTCATTTTACGCTTTGTATCTTCGGTATGATTTTTCCCATACATACCATTTTTCTCACCAGAAAACTGTGCGCCGTTTGCAAATCTACGAGTTTTTCTAATACGTTCAATCTGACTTAAATTTACAACTTCTGGTCCACCTATGTTTTTTGCTATCAAAATATTCATACATTTATATGAACAAGTCTGGGAATTCCATTTAGTTATAAATTTATTATTACAGATAGGACAACTTTTTTCTTTGGTGTTACGACATACACTACATTCCCAATTTTGCTTTACTCTTGGTTTATATTTAACCGGACTTTCTACTCCACATTTGATACAAACATTTTTAAATTGCGGAATTGAATCTTTTAACAATTTAGGATGACAATCTTTACAGGGTTTACCTTCCATTTTTTTACCGTTACCTTTCGTCTTGTAGGTAATAGTATTATTGCATATAGGACAAATTCTTGTATACATAGATGACTCGGAAACGGGTTCTATTACATCTATGTATAAGTAGTACATTAGGATGTCAAAATAGTATATAAAGTAGCCACAAAGTTAATTTCTTGGTCTACAACAAACGCAGATTTATACTGCCCTTCAGCAATTGCAATTACCGCTTGTGGAATTTTAGTTGAGGCGTATACTTCCACATGCTCATAGAGTAGCTGGTATAGTTCTGTGTAGTCTTGAATCTGTGCATCAGCTACGATCTTTCGTACTTCGGTAATCTTGTCCTTCATCGGTAAGTTGTTAGTCAGCACGTCAACAATCTTTAGTTTAACATCCTGCCCAATCAACTCATCAATACTTATCTGGAGTTTACCGTTTTGTGTCTGAAGTTGAGCGGTGTTTATGATTTTCCTGATATCAGGATAGTATGCGTTAACAATCTGTGCGATGGTCTTCGTATCATATTCTACATTCTCGTTCTTCAAGATATCCGCCAACTTCTTTGCTGCATCCTTTTTACTTGGTGGAGTCAACTTGTAAACTTGTGTTCGACTTACCAGTGGATCAATAATCCGTTCTACATAATTAGCAGTGAGAATGAATCGTGTACTCGCAGAATACGCCTCCATCAGATTACGAAGTGCAGGCTGTGCTTCTCGTCCTAAGAAGTCTGCCTCATCCAATACCACGATCTTGAGTGGCTTGAATCCAATCGTTGCCGCAAATCCCTTGATCTTATCACGAACCGTATCAATACCACGTTCATCAGATGCATTGATAAACATATAATCACAATCAATGTTCTTGACGAGAATCTTGGCGGCAGTGGTCTTACCCGTGCCAGCCGTTCCGTAGAACAGCAGATGAGGGATATCTTGCGTGGTGATATACTGTTCAATCTTGGCACGAACGGTATCATTCCCTACATATCCTTCCAATGTACTCGGTCGATAGCGCTCCACCCAGAGCGTATTTTCATTCATACTTTTCTCCACATAAAAATCGGTTCGCAGAATGTTTTATTATTTGAATTATCTGCTCTAGTCATTGCGTCATCCGTCCATTCGTTTGGCGCACTTCCTTCAAACACCATACCTGCTCCTGCACTATTCGGACGTTTCGCCATCTCCATACCAATTGCTCCCATGTATTCCATGCCTAATGATTTTAAATGATCATTCATGGGATTGGTAATTTCTAACCAACGTTTCTGTCCTTTACCAGACGTAGAAAATACATCAGAAATGTTAATGGCGACTATACCATGTAATTTAACACTGGGATAGATGTTAGTCAATACCTTGTGGAGAAAGTGTTCACTCCACATTTCTACTTCTTTATATCGTTTAAAACTCTGGGTGTCGTCTTGACTATAATGTTCTACGTTAAAGTACGGTGGTGAAGTAAATACCATATCAAAGTGATTTGTATATGGTTTAAAATCAAATTCTTCCGCAGGACTTATATGAAATTCACTTTCTTTATCGTTTTCAAAGAATGTCGTATGTGTATTATAAAACTTTCTTTGTGCGTTATAAATGGGATGATTATCTGCTTTTGGATCTAACCCAACATAATGTTCGGTTGTATTCCCTGCATAGAATCCAGCAAGACGATCACCCCAACCCATAGAAAAGTCCAGTACATTCTTTGCGTTAAACTTATCATACAGTGCTTTTGCCGTACTGGGTCGGAACTGTGAACAGGTATACTTTCGTAGATGTAAACAACCCCGTAAGGTTCCCTTATCAATTTTCGGAACCTTTAATGTAAACAGTGATCCCATCAAGGTAATCATTGTACTCTTCGTACGCCACGTCTTAGCGGGTCCAGGCGACCGATTAGAATTTGCCTCCCACCGATTCTGTTGTTGGAAGTAATTGGACGCAGAATTACCCGTCGTTGACTTGGAAAAATAATACGGACTTAATTCATAACGGGAATTCGTGGATCTATAAAACCATTCCCCAGCAGTATATAATTTATCCCAACGAACTGCTTTTAAATCCATATAACCACGATATGCATCTTCTTCCGTAATATCATTATAAGGAATAGGATACGTCATACAAACCGTTGCCATACTTTCTTTAATGTCGTCTACGGAGAACGTCTGTTTTATATGTTCCCACTCCTCCGCACCTATTTCTAGATACGGAGTCATGTTTAGGAATTTGTCAAAGTATGATTGATACATTTTAAACTACTCCCACCAATCATGAGTTTTTGGAGGAATATACTTTTTTCTATTTTTGTTTGAACCCCATGTATGATTTGAGAAGTGTGCAGCAATCATCTCTGGCGGGAAGTTTTCTTTGTTTTCAAAAATTTTCAATTTTTCTTCACGGCTCGGTGCTCCCCATCCATTATACGGATAAAATGTACTCGTTGGAAGGTGGACTACATCTGGGCGACCAAACAGAACCGAGGAGAAAAATGCAGGTCCCGTAGATACTGCATTAGACTTATCGTGATATTTTTTCCAGTGATTCGGAAGTGCATCCAACACTGCTTTCATTGCAGGATGTTGTGGTGGAGATCCCATGACTGCAACTTCAAATGACTTAGATGACCTTTTTGCAGCAAATGGCTTATCAAGTTCTGTCAACGGTTCAAATGTTTTGAGAGGCATAACATCTGTATCAACGTAAATACCGCCATATTGGTAAAGAGCCACTGCCCTAATAACATCTGAAATACCTGAATACGTGGTAATATACTGCATGATGTCTTTAATATCAGGTGGAATTTGTAAATGATCGTAATCGGTGATCGTCATAAACTCATATCCAGGATGTATATCGTGAAACATCTGCCACCACTCCTCAAACATCGGAGGTATTGGAGCATCACCCTGCCATGTACGAATAAATCTCTTAGATATCTTCATGTTCAGTTGCAACATCATTTGTACTGTTGGTTGTCATCTTAGTTAGTATCATATTGTATTCATTAATCTTTGGTTCTAACGACACGCCCTCTTTCAATACCAAGTCTTGCTTAAAGATTTTTGTATAAGCAATATGGTGGTGTGGACGACCATCGACGTGCTTGTCATGCGTCAACTTCACAATCTTACCCCAGTTCTCTTTCAATTCATCAAACTTCTTTTTATATCCAGAATAGACACCACCTTCATAGATCGTATCGGTATTTCCGCCACGCATCGTTCCCGTGGTTTGCTTACCACTGAGTAACGTATTAAAGTTGACGGTGCAGAGATCACCCGTGGACAATACACGTAGGGAAAGATCCGTATCTTCATTATACGTTCCTCTCCACCGTTCTTCCAGACGCGTATCCAGTAGTTCATGATTAATCAGAATGCAACTATACACTCTGGTATTTTTAATAAACTGACTACGACCTGGTTCTGTTGCTGGTACGAATGACGCATACTGACAACCAACCAATCCCAAGTTTTCATACCGATCACTGAAATCTTCCATGATTCTAAAGAAGACCCCATCACGAAGTTTCTTCTTGAGATTATTATTCCATCGGAAGAACCAATGAATATTATCGTCAATCACCCAGTGCTTCTTATGACCAGCGTCAACTGCATGTTGCCATACAAAGTTACGAACAGGAATACTCCCCTGCTTTCGTTTGCTGAAATTCTCTGGAAGTTTGATAATCTTCTTTATGTCTACGTTTGCTGCATAGTTATCGTATTCGTCGGGTTCCACACAAATACGAAAATCTACTCCCATGTCCTCAAGCGTGTCAATCGTAAGAGTACGTTGCCATCGACCCTTGGTAATAACATATAACGGATATTTTGGATGAATTTTATGGGTGTATTCATATTCATAATCGGTAAGGGGATTTTCTTCCAGTTCATAATGAATATATCCTGTTTTGTTTTCTTTCATCCCAAGTACGTTGTGTAAAATATCTTTTTCTTGCTGGTTCTTCACCATAACATTAATCAGATACCGTTGCTTCAAGTACGGGGACCACACAAACTCTGGCAGGTCAGTATAATGCTCACAAGTCAAATCATAAAAATCATGATTCTTCCAATCATACTCATACGGAAGTGTGTAATCCCAGAAATCACCTGGGATTACCGTAGTCTTCAGTAAGTTCTCTAACTTATCTTTGTTACTTGTGTGTATTTTAATAATTTCCATAACCGATTAATACTTGACTTGTACCAAGTAGTATGTAGAGGTTGTCCCATCAAATTCAAATGATGCCTTGGCAAGACCCTTTGACGAGATTTCCAGAGTACCATTCGTTACTTCCTTGTTTGCAGAAAGAATCTCTCGGAGATAGTTTGCAGAAAAACTAATTGGTTCCATCTGAACAGCGGTGTTCGTAGTTGCAGTGATAACGATACGGTTGGTGTTTGTGGAGGAATAACCAAGAACCACAGATGCGGTGTTGTCATTTCCTTCACTCATGACCGTAAATGTTTCCACTTCACTCAACGCACCCTTTGCCTTGATGAAGGTATTTACGAACTTTGGATCAAGGGAAATTGTAAAATCCATCGGTGGGAGCTTCTTTAACTCAGGAACCGTGGGAATCACCGACTGATCGGCAAGAACGAACGTTGTCTTTGTAGACCCGTCAGTAATATTAAGAGCAGTAATCTTATCGCCACTGGTCTGAGCAGTGGCGGTTAGTTGCTCTTCCAGTACACTCAAGATAGAACGGAGCTTCTTTGTGTCATAAATACCAAACTCACCCTCTGGGAAACTGATGCTGGATGCGACGATCTCACCCAAGACATTCTTATCGTCGGAAATAGAACGTACCGATAACGTACTTCCTTCCGACTTCAGTACTACACTTTCACACGAACCACCCAAATTATACTTGCCAATAAACCTTTCAAACTTTGACTTTTCCATAACCGTTAACCCCTTTATTGTTTAATAGTCTTTATCTACGTACCACATCTTTGATAACTTCCCATCGGTAAATCGTACATAATAATCACGCCATTTACCGTTTTCTGGCTTTGAACCTTTATAAAATCTAACATCTCCGTGATAATCTGTCAAGTACTCACGATGATAACTACCTTCTATTTTTTTCATGTATCCACCCAACCAATGGGTATTTTCTTCTACCCATTCCCACTGCCACTTTTCTTCATATAACTCACCGTTGGCAGAAATTACATACTTACCCATGACATTCTCAAGAGATTTCGTTTGATACCATTCATCGGTAATTTCGGTGTTACCCGGTAATATATGTTCTACTCTGATTTCGTCAAATAGTCCCATGTCACGCTTCCCCCAACAAAAGTTTTAAAAGTTTCTCCCATTCAAAATGTGGACCAGGATCGTGCTTTCTTCCACGAGGAACTGCTACGTCTGAATGCCCAAGAATAAACCGACTTGTGGAGTCTGGATATCGTTTTTGTAATACTTTAATTAACCACGCCAAACTATTATATTGTTTATCGGTATATAGTTGCGGAGGTTTATTCTCTAGACAAATACCAATACTATACTTGTTCATCCGAAGATAACTTCTCCACAACGAAGCACCTGCGTGATTTGCTTGATACTTCGGATCTACCATCTTTACAATTACACCAGAACGTTGAATGTAATAATGATAACTATTTCGTTTTTTAATTAACCATTTACGTGTTCCTAAATAACTATCACTATCATCATAATGTAATACAATGAAATTTTTTGTCGTATCCCGTTTCACCTTATACGGCATACGAATTGGTTTATCAAGTACTGTAGGTTCTGTTATTTGTAATAACGCCACCAATCCCATCCACATACTAGAAACTGAACCATTCGGACGCGTTTTGATTTACTTCCGTAGGAATGTTTCCCCAGTTAAGTGCAGTATAAAAATCATCCAGTTTATTTCTGAGTTCGTTTTCAAACAATGCATTGGTATCAATATATTGTTTAATCATCTCAATAATTTGTGGAGGATCTTGATATCCCTTAATGGCAAGTGCTTCTATCTGGAGATTATTTGGCTTCAACATGACGTATTTAATCTTCTCACCATCCATAATCTTTTCATACTTGTTGGTGATATTGAAGTGTTCCAGTAACCGATTGTATACGATTGCCGCCTTGATGTGAGCAGGAGCACCCTTCTTGAATGCACGAAGTCCGGGCGTATCATGTAAGGTATATTCACTGATGTTATTGGCCGATGTGTTTCGTGCAATATCTAAGAAGTCCCGATCATCTAAGGAATTCTTAAACGTCAGAATCTTTGTATCTACTTCATCTTTTGGTACCTTATTCAGAATATCATTCAGTGCTTGTTTCATGAATTCACGGAAAGCTTTCGGGAATGAGGATCGGACAACATCCAACCCCTTCACGACCATTTTATTTACTGGCTGGTTGGTTTCCAAATCATATACCTTATCCAGTGCATATCGTTTCTTCGCTACCCAGAATCCTGTACGAGCAACGGATTCACCCTTGATATGGAATCTGTGCGTACTCACATTAAATAATCGTTTTGCCATAGAGTCATAAAATCTGTTTAACTCTTTTTCTACGCCATATGCAAGATCAATTGTTGCTTTCAACGTATCGTCGGCACCCTCAACCAATGGTCCCGCAGGAAAGTACAAGGAATCGGTATCTACGTAAACACAGTGATCTTTCTTATCACCCGTAATTTTTTCATACTTGAGATTCAGAAACTTGGCACTGGTTTTAATCACATCTTGACCGGACAAGGTAACTGCTGCTGCATTGTCTACGTCATAGAAACGGAATACGGACAACCCCAATACACCATACAACGAGTTCAAGAAAATCTTTTGAATATGTTGACGACGGTCATAATATTCTGCCATCTCCTTGTTGCCTTCATTGATATACTTCTTCATGGTATTCTTGTATTCCACACGTTGGGCAAACCATGTCTCAAGTACTTCGGGAATGATACCTTTCTTATCATTATTATAAATGACGCCGTTGGAACTAATGGATAGGTTGTTCTCTTGCATAAATTCGTTGAAGGCGTCATATCCCAACTCCATCGTCGTATCATTATCTTTTTCTTGAATTACGTACGCAACAATTTGTTTCTTTAAATGTTGCTCAAGATCCCAATTCTTTACGTAGCCCACCTTGGTTTCTGGCGAGATATTCAAACTCATGATGATCGATGGGTACAGTGATTGTAAGTCCAGTGAATAAATCCATTCATACAATCCAGGCACAGGATCTTTTACATACGCACCAGTAAAACTACCGTCCTCATCTCCCGTGTTTTCCGATTTCTCTTTATTCGACTGTGGTTTATCTGTAACGATAATTCCCTTACGGTGAAGATAGGTAACGATGGTGCCTTCAAGGAAACGTGATGACATGGGATAATCTTCATACGGCACATGCCCGATATGGCAGATACCACGCACCAACTCAATCAACTTGAGCTTTCTATCCATCTCGACAATAATACGCACGTCTTGTAAGTTATATTCAATAAACTTTTCCAGATCGTCACGGAACAGTTGATCAAGAGAACCTTCGTAGGGTACCTTCCCCATGTTCACTTCCAACCGACCAATCGTATCTAGTCGATAATTTGGTTGCTGCGTATACGTAAACTTCTTATACAGATCCAGATAATCCAACGAACTCACGCCAGCAATGGCATACCGTTCCAATCGTTCAGAATATTTAACCTTTCCAATAGGACTGAGTTTATTTGCAATCGATTGTCCGCACACTTGCCGTACTCTGTTATACAGATAGGGTACGTCGAATCCATTGCTGTTCCATCCCGTAATAATCGTGGGTTGGATCTGTTCATACACCGTAATAAAAGCATGCAGTAGTTCCACTTCACTTGCACAGAAAATGATTTCCGCATCACCAACGGATTTGTTGTCATACAATTCTGCGGTGTCTAATACCAATACCGTATATTTTTTTATCGTTGGATCATAGAGTGCGATAGAGGTAATTTCATTATTTGGTTTGTGAATGTCTGGAATACCGTTTGTCATCGACACCTCAATGTCAAAAAACAATACAATATTTCCTTCTGACGGCGTGTCTTCGTACAAGTATAGATCAGTTAGGATACGAGTTTCCCGTGGTAGATCACTCTCAAATACGTTGGGATGCCCGCGAGTAAACCTGCGAGTCTTACTCAAACGTACACCTGTCATACTTAAATATTTTCCCGTGGGATCTTTTACATATGCATAATTAAAATCCGATAACGGTAAGGTAATTAATCCCCGTTTATCGTCCCAAATATATGCAGTTTGTTCATCTGATTGTGAATCAATATAAATGTTTTGATATGCCATATTATCTCGTTACAGGGTCCATCATATAATATACAACAAAGGGACTTGAAGATCAAGTCCCTGTGCTGCCGAATCCATTTGCGTTTCGTCCATCACTAGAAGATATTTCCTCAACTTCTTCGACGGGAAAATCAACCGTAGGAATCAACAAGAGTTGTGCAATCTTATCACCTTTATAGATGGTTTGAAATCCCTCGTTGGAGTTATGAAGTGCAACTAAGATTTCTCCTGTGTACCCGTTATCAATTACTCCTGCCACGACGAACAATCCTCGCTTGGTTGCTACTGATGATCTATCCCGTAGTAGTCCGCCATATCCTTCGGGAAATTGAATTGCAATGCCTGTACTAACTAACTTCGTTTCCCCTGCCAACAACGTGAGTTGACTGTTTGAGAACAAGTCATATCCAAGATCACCTGCGTGAGCTTTTACAGGAAGTTGTGCTTGCTCATGTAACCTTTTTACTTTCATTATATACGTTCTCCAAATTTGTTAAATACATCGTCTATCAAACCATTAATATATTTTTTTAGAATCTCTTCATCTCCACCCCCAACCTTTTCTGAAAATTGTGTACTTTTACAATAAGCTCTGAAGGTTGGGACTCCATTAACACCCAGTTTAGTACTACAAAAAGTTGCCTGTTCAACCGGTTCCCATGCGTTAATTCTATAAAATTTTATACGAGATTGTTTTTCTGTGTAAAATTTTGCAACTGCTTCGTAATGTGGCATAGTAGCTTTACATGGTCCACAGTTAGATCCAAAAAACATAAGTAAATGTATATCATTATCTGGATTAGGTAATCCTTCTGTTATTTCTTTCATGGTAATGTCTTTAATCATAACCACCTCTATTAAGATATCTCTTTAATTTTGTTTTTATTTTTTTAGTGTTATCGCGTATATCACATTCCCATAAGTTTATAAACTTATACCCAAGTTCTTCAAACCGTTTCTTTCTTTCCAAATCACGTTCCCAAATTTCTCTTGCAGTTTTTTTCTTTCCGCGATTGAAATAATCGGGTTTATATTTCTGTGGGTTGCAGTGCCAAAAATCTCCATAACACTCTATTATATATGTATCGTTTACCAAAAAGTCAACATTATATTTATCAATTTTTACTTGCGTTTGAAACTGTACTCGTAATTTTTTTAATAAATCAAACACCTTTTGTTCTATTTTATTTAACGAGTCCTTCTTATCCTTCATAATGTGTCAATCATGTAGATTCTCGTAACGCACTGATTACATCAATATATTTTTGTTTAGCGTGTAATCCAGTTAATCGTTCAACAATTTCATTATCCTTTTCTATAATCACCGTGGGAACGGTTCTTACATTATATAAAGACACAATATTATCATCAGTCTCCACATCTACGTCTACAAATTTAACGTCAGGAAACATTTCTTTGATCTTCTTAAATTCGGGTGCGAGCGCCTTGCAGGGTCCGCACCACGGAGCTGAAAATTTCTTTACTTGAATCATTGTACTTCGCAACCTCCCCCACCACAGGCTACTTCACCCGCGAGATTAGTGTCATCACCAAGTTCTACAACTTCACTCAAATCAATTTCATGTAAATGTGAAACCAATTCTTCATACTTTTCTTTCGTACAGTCTTCAAATGGTGCTTGAATGTATGAGCCACCGTCATATGGTAATACTGATAGGGCTGTAAAGTTTTCCTTATTTACCCACATCCATTCGCCCACACCTTCCCATTCACCATCCTTAATGGTTACCGTAACGGAGACATTGTTCTTGTTTTCACCCTTACGATGTCCAACCTTGACCCAATCCTTCCACACCTTACTGACACGACCGAGAAGATCTAATGCAGTTTCTTGACGGGTAACTGCACCTTCTGGAGCACGTTGTGGAATACTGATAACTGCTTGTTGATGTGGCTTGAAGTATTCATCTTCCAACAATTCTGGATGGTTGAGAAGTAGGTATGAATAAATACTTTCGTTCTTCCCCACCCGAATACGACGGATGTAATAGTCGTTATGCCAAGCGTGTATTCCAGAAGAAGTTCCAAGAACCAGAGAAGAGGTACCTTCTGGTTTTACCGTAGTAGTACGGGCAGCCTTCTTGATGCCGATTATTTCTGCGACCCGTTCGTTCTCTGCCTTCACTACGTTCGCTGCTTCCTTCATGTCCAACTTGAGTACTGCACCAGAAGCAATACCGGTCATACTCACGCCAATCAATGCCTCGCGTTCCGTAGTCTTTTTCCATATATCTCTCAAGTAATGAAAGTTCGTATAACTTGCTTGGAGGGTGCCAATGAAAGCTGCGGCCCGTGCGCGGGCATTCAATTCTTCTTGACTATCCACCGTACCCGCATTGATAGTTGTCAAGTTACAGAATTGAAAGGGACGGAGAGAGATTTCCGCACACGGGTTTAATCCCCAGCTTGCATCATTAGTAAAAAAGAAACCAGGCTCGCCAGATCCACTACGTTCAATCTTCTTCCATAGATCCAAGAAAACTTCCTTCTCAATCTTATGACGAAGAATAACTGCGGAGTTGTTAGCACGACCACGTTGTGGATTGGTTTCCCACCAGTTACCGAACTTACACGTTAACATATCGTCATCGTCAAGATCAAAAAGGCTGATCATTGCCGAACGACGAATACCACCTGACAGTACTGCATCAGCAATAAAACACAAAATATCATGAACTTCAATTGATGACAGTTGTTCACCGTTTTCCTTACGATCAAGGATCTTTTGGATATTATGTAATGCATCCTTCAAGGGTTCAGGACCAGGTGCCTTTCCACCACTCGTCAACAGTAATGCACCCTTTTGACGAATGTCACGGAAGTCATACAGTGGAAGTGGCTTACCCTTCATATAAGCAGCCATCAACACCTTGACTGCATCAGCCCATCCTTCAATACTATCACCGACGAGATAACGACGGGTCTTCACGGGCTTATTAATTTCTGGAAGTTTTTCTACGTGTTGACGTTGTACGGAATATCCTACGCCTGTTCCAGAAAGAAGGAGGAACATGACTTCACTAAACGCATCCGCATGATCAATTGGTAAGAAGCAGCAGTTGTATAACCGTGCGTTATTAATACCAATAGGTTTTCCAGCAAACTGTAAACTACGCATAGATGGGAGAATCTTTTTGTCGTATACAAATTTATAAGCTGCTTCAATTTCTTCTACCAAATGTGGAAACTTTTCCACATGCATTTGTTTATTTCTGTCTACTAATTCGTTCCATGTTTCACGGCGTTGCTTTTCTGGTACATATTTACTATACTTCATAAAAGTCGTAATATCTGACAGCAGCTTAGATTCTAACAACATCTATACTTCTCCAAAATGTTAAGGTTTGTCGGTTCTTATAAGTATATCATTCGTCTTCTAAAATATCATCGTGTAATTCAGAAAACTTTTTAGCAAGTGCTTTCTTTAACATCCCCTCACCTGCTTGCATTTGTTTCTTCAATAAAATTCCCTTGGAAGAATTCTCATCATAAATTTCAATTTTACCAAGACTTGTATTCATAAACACAGGTAATGTAATACCATCGGCACCAAACCGATTTTTCATCACGTGGGCTCGTCCAGTATGGTTTGCTTTATCTTCCAATTTACGAGAAAGTGAAATCACCAAATCTGCGTTCATAATCTTTTCGTATGATGATGCAATCTTGTCTGCTTGAATGACTTCATCTTGAATACTGGATCGTTGTGTTTGACTTGCGGTCCATACGGGAAGTTTCATTTCTCCCGCAAGTCCACGAAGTTCTTTATAAATTTCTCCAAGTTCTTGATGGCGTGCTTCCACCCGTTCAGTGGAACGCATAAGATCTGCGTAATCAATGATCATCAGATCGGGCTTCATCTTACTAGAAATCAAATTTTCCAAATGTGCTCGTAACGTATGTACTGTAATAGCACTCGTTGGATAGTATTTGATAATAATGTCACCGGGAATACTTTCTACAATATTACGAACTGCGTCTGCATTATTCGGAATATTACCAGGTTCAATTCCTGTATAGATCGTATCGTATCGTAATCCTACATAATTTTCGTTGAGTTCTAATGTGTAGTATACCACACGTTTTCCTGCACGTGCTGCATTGGCTCCAATCGTTGCAAGTGCCCAACTCTTACCAATACCAGACGGAGCCGCAATCACACCCAACTCACCAGCAGCAAGTCCACCACCAATAAGTAGATCAATTGCATCCCATCCCGTGGCAACTACATCACGTGATTCACCTGCGAGACGAATTTCAATATCCTTTTTCCAATCATGACCAATGTTTCGTGGCTGTCCTGCTTTCAATGCATTATCAACCAAACTTTTAATTTCACTATATCTACCGATTTGTAATAGATCAACGGACTTAATGATGGCAGTTTTAATTGCTTGATTCTTTGCAAAGTCTAGAAAACTATCTTTGACATATTCTAGATCATCATCGTTCTTTCGTTGAAACGCAGATCGCAATTGTTCCTTGACGGCAATCTTCAATACATCGTCATTGATTCTATCCAGTTCAATCTTAAATACTTCCAGTGTAGGAGTAGAACGATAATCAGTAAAATACTCCATTGTCTTTTGTACAATCCATTGACCCGCATCACTTTCAAAGAATTTAGGATTTAATACATCTAACGACTGTTGTAAGAAATCGGTTGATGAAAGTAAATTTGCCAATACCTTTGCTTGAAACGTTGGTCCATATTTAGCTAGATTATCTACGGTCGTATCAGTTTGTGTCATGCTTAAATCTATTGAGAGGAATAAACGTCTGTGCAATCCACGAATCGTAATTCGGGAACGCACCTAATAACTTAGTTCTCATCATCATTTTTGTCAAGTCATATTTATGAAATGACGTAACGGTATCTTGAAACTTATGTACTACTTTCATACGTGCGTCAGGTGACATCATACCTTCATGTAAATTCATTAACTGAATATTGCGTTCCACGATATCACGATTGTCAAGTATATTGCTAATAACTTTAGGTAACTTTTTAACGTCAACATATTTGTTCTCAATAAACTGTAAATTAATATCCATCGACGGATCAACAATTTCTGGAATATATTTCTTTAATGTTGCTTGTCCCACTCCTTTAATTCCGTCAATGTTATCGCTGTTATCTCCGTCAAGTGCTCTGTAAAAATAAAAATGTTTCGGATGTATTCCATATTCTTCTAGAACCACATCAACATCAAATGTTTTCTTTTTAACAGGATTATATACTTTAACTGATTCGGAAACGAGTTGTAAGAAATCTTTATCAGTAGAATAAATAATACTATGACCACCTTCCGCAGTTACCAGTTGACTTAACTGTCCAATCACATCATCTGCTTCTACGTTATCTAAAGCAATAATAGTAACGGGTAAACACTCTAACATTTCAATCAGTGATACTAATTGAAATTTCATATTTTCTTTTTCTTGTTCATCGGTGGTTAAATCATATGCACGATTCAACCGAACTGGTGGTTTACGATTTGCCTTATACTGCGGATAAATCTTTCTCCGTCTTTGACTTCCACCCTTTCCATCAAACACTACAATACAACGTGTAGGTTTGAATGTACGAATAGCAAGCCCAATACTTTTTAAAAATCCTATCATACCGCCAATGTGATGACCATCATCATTCATTGATGGAACAACTGTATAAGATCGTAGAAAGGTATTGAGGCCATCGACTAACAGGACACGAGAATTATATCCCATGCCCTGTTCGTCGTTTTCAAACTTCATGTTATGAAAAACACTCTGGAGATCAACCATGTAACAAGATGTTATGTGAACTAGTTGCATTACTAGCAAGGTTCACGTTCCATTGTCCCATCAAATTACCTTTATTAATCGTGTATGTATGCGATGGTAAATTAGAACAATACTTCTGCATTAACGCCTTCCGTACTTCCAATTCAAACATCGGCGTAATATCAAATTCGTCACCGTGCGTTTCAGTATATGCACGCATGACTAACTGAACAACATCTTCTAGATTATTCGTCATCGGATGCTCCCGTGATACTAATTGCTTCTGGATCAAATTCTGTCTGATACTTCATGATAAGTGAATCACAAATTGCTTGATAGATGACTTCCTTTCGTTCCGCATCTGCATCAAGGAACTTGGCAAACTCTTTGGATTGGAACTTCGTTTCTTCACCAGTGGTCGGATCCACATACGTATACCAAGCACCTGCCTGCTTAACCAACTTGTTTTCCTTCATCACATCCAACCACGAACTTGCATCATCAATACCACGATTGAAATAAATTTGGAATTCGGCAGTACGATGTGGCGGTCCCAATCGGTTCTTGATTACATTTGCCTTCACCTTTACACCAATCACATCACCTGCGGAGTTACTGATCTTCCCCATCAGATTGAGTCGGAGACGAGTGGATGCATGGAACGCAATTGCCTTTCCACCCGAAGTCGTCCACGGATCACTAAACGCCATTGCGTTCATCTTTTGACGTAACTGATTTGTGAAGACTAGTGCAATTCGCTCTCTTCCAAGCAATCCAGTAATCTTACGCATTGCTTTGGAGATAATGATTGCTTTATCTGTAGCATATCCGTCTTTTCCAAAATCGGCTTCCATTTCTTTCTTGGTTGACGCAGCGGCAACGGAGTCAACGACAATCGTGACCAGTTTGTCTTTATCCTTTCCAGTACGCACCTTTTCAATAATTGTGGTGACAGCATCAAAAATTTCCTCAACGGTTGCGAGATGAACATAAACTAATTTATTTGTATCAATACCAACCGCCTTAAAGAACTCTGGATTGACTGCGGTTTCTGTGTCAATCAATACACCCACCCCGCCACGTTTCTGCGTGTTGGCAATTAACTGCGCACCAATCAAGGACTTGCCAGATCCTTCCAATCCAGTAAGTTCCGTAATACGACCAACTGCAATACCACCATGTGGACGATTACTAATTGCAATGTCCAACATCGTATTACCCGTTGAAATAAAATCGGTAAAGTCGGTGGGTGTATTTTCTCGTCCATCAAGGAAGAATGCAATTTGATCACTATCCTTGTTCATTTTATTTAGTGACTCTGCAATGAGGGACGCTAACTCATCACGGTCAGGTTCTTGAATAACCTTCTTTTCTTTTGCCATAAATGATTCCTATAATAGAATACGTGGTGACCCACTAGAATCTAGTAGGTCACGCACGTAGTGTCAAGTGTGATTAATTAAATACTTCGTCGAACTCGTCAATCATATCCTTGACTGACGTAGACTTCTGTGTGGTTGCCGACTTTGTAGCTGTCGGTGAAGCGACGGGAGTATCTTCAACAGTCTTCTGTGTTGGAACTGCTGGACCACTACTTGGGTCAAGATACCGTTCGAGCGCAACCTTCAATTCCTCGTAAGAGGGCTCCTTGAAGATGGAACGAATATCTGGCTGTTCTGTGATGAACTTTTGGATCTGCTCTGCGGTACCCGCAGGAGTCTGATTTGGCTTTGGACGAACCATCGTCTTAGCGAAGTTCGTATCACTCTTTTCCTGTGGGATGTATTCAACCACAATGTCACGACCGTTCTTTACATCCGTGATATCGCCGTAATCGGGATCGGAAATGATGGAAAGAAGTTCTGTATATACCGTCTTGCCGAATGACATGAAACGAACGCCCTTGTCTTCTTCACCACGAACGATAATTGGAACGAACGTACGGAGCTTCGGACGGAATACACGAGATTGTGCCCAATCATCCTTCGTACCACCGGCAGCAAGTGCCTCGGCAAACTCCATGATAGGATCACGATTGCCGTATGATGTAGGCGACAGATGGGTCTTATTACCTAGATAATGGAAGTACAGTTCAATAAAAGGATTTTCCTTGTTTTCCTTCCACGGAACAATACGAATTACGTGCTTACCTTCAGTGGGCTTCCAGAGTGCCTCACCACGGTCACCTTGACGGTTGAACTGATTGAGCTTTGCCTTAAGTGCTGCAATGTTTAGTGACATACGTTTACTCCTTTTAGTGTTTAGATGTTTAGTGAGTTTAAAACTCCCTATCACGTATAGTAATAGGGTCCAGCAAGGTTGTCAAGTGTTTAGAGATCTATGATTTTTACAAGTTTAGTATTTACAATTTTTAGTTTTCCGTAGGCAGTCACCAGTACCATATTTTGTAATTCATTCCAATCAATCTTATATGATTTGTCTAACACCCCACCATTTTTACTTTCAATTAATTTGTTAATTGCATTAATCGTGTAAATGGTATTCGTTTGCTTTTTTCTATGAACCGATATTGTTGACGGTGGTGGGGTAACCGTTGCATCTGTAGGCTTTGCTACATTATATGTCAAGACCAACTGATTTGCATCTTCGGTGTTTTCAAGTACATAAACTTTATTAAATACTAATTTATAGGAATCTTTTATTGCTTCTATAGTCGCATCAATTCCTTCAATAGTTGTAAATGTACAGAGTAACTGTGTGTCTGATTCCATGTGTAATACTCATTAAAAGGAAACAATCTCATAATAAATATTACTTCATGGTGGTAAAATACCGTTATTCAGACACCGCACGTCCCTTCATTTGCTCCCAATCTCGTTCGGGACGATCTACTAATACATTACGTTTCCAGACAGAACGAAGTAGTGGTGTTGGAACTCCATTGGATTCTGCGTGACTAATCAATGCAGACAAATCTTTCGGAAAACAGGTACCACCAAATCCACGATGACCATCTGGTCCA